ACGCCTCGCCGGGTCTGACAATCGGGAGATCCTGATGGATCGCTTCCTCAACGCTCTCAAGGCCCAATCCGCCGCCCAGGATTCCGGCCTCGGCCAGCCGCGCTTCGCCACTGTCACCAGCGTTGATCCCTCCCGTCCCGCCGTTCGGGTGACGATACAACCGGAAGGAATCCTCTCCGGTTGGCTGCCGGTGCTCTCGCCTTGGGTTGGCGCAGGTTGGGGATTATCCTGCCCGCCGAGCCCTGGCGATCAGGTCGTCATTCTCGCGCAAGAGGGCCACGCCGAGCATGGCATCGTCATCGGTCGAGCATGGTCGGACAAGGCACAGACGCCGCAGGCACCGTCGGGCGAACTCTGGCTCGTCCACCAAAGCGGCGCATTTCTGAAGCTCACCGCCGATGGTGCCATTCACGCCAATGGCGATTTTCACCTCACCGGCAATATCTTCGCTACCGGCAATATCTCGGACGGCACCGGAAGCCTCGCCCGCCTGCGCCAGCATTACGACACCCATGTCCATGGCAGCAGCCCCACCACGTCTCAGCCGGATTGATCCTTCATGCCCGATCTATCCCACCAATGGGGCAGCGACCTGTCGCTGTCGCCCACCGGCGATCTTGCGCTTGCCGATGGACCAGACCTTACCCGCCAACGTGTCCTGCGCAGGCTGCTCACCAATCAAGGCGATTATATTTGGCACCTTGATTACGGGGCAGGATTGCCCGGCTTTGTCGGGCAACCCGATAACTCGCCTGGTATCGCCGCTCTGGTGCGAGGCCAGATATTCCGAGAGCCTGGCGTGTCACAGGCACCCGAGCCGGTCATCTCCGTCAGCCCTACCCTCGGCAACGGACCGACAAGTGGCTTGGCGCTGTCCCTGCGCTACGCCGATTCAGGCACTCAGACGACACAATCCCTGTCTTTCACCATGGAGGGCTGAACCATGCAGCTGCAGCTTCAGAACTTCTCAACCATGGTCGCCAACGCCGCCGCCGCCGTGCAAGCTGCGGCATCGGCGCTCATCGATTTGACGGTTGGCTCCACCCTGCGTGCCATTCTGGAGGCCAACGCAGCCCTCGGCTTATGGATGCAATGGCTGATTGTCGAAGTGCTTTCCACTACGCGGGCTGCCACCAGCAATGGCGTGGATCTGGACAGTTTCGTGGCTGATTTCAGCGTCACCCGGCTGCCTGCCTCCTCGGCGGCCGGAATCGTACAATTTTCCCGCTTCACCCCTACACTCGCAGCCCTGATTCCGCTCGGCACCAGCTTGCGCAGTGCCGATGGCAGCATGAGCTTCGCCGTCGTTCAGGACAGCAGCAACTCTGCTTGGTCTAGCACCCAGAACGGTTACGTCCTCGGTGCTGGCATCTCCAATGTCTCCGTGCCGATCCAGGCCACGCTTGCCGGCAATGCGGGCAACGTGCAGGCGGGCGTGATCACGCTGCTCGCTTCCGCCATCCCCGGCATAGATACCGTCACCAACGCCGCCCCACTTGCTGGCGGGCTTGATGCGGAGAGTGATGCGGCCCTGCGCACCCGCTTTTCCGCCTATCTCGCAACGCGATCGCGCGGCACCCCGCTTGCCGTCGGCAACGCTGTTCTCTCGGTTCGACAAGGGCTAGACTACACGCTGCAGGAAAACACCTCGCCCACCGGCGCATCCCAAATAGGCTGCTTTGTGCTCACCGTCGATGACGGCTCCGGCGCGCCGACCTCCAGCCTACTGGCCTCCGTCGCCAGCGCCGTCGAGGCCACCCGGCCCATCGGCGCGCTCTATACCGTCCAGGCACCAACGCTGCTGAGCGCCAATATCAGTCTCACCATCATAACCCCGGCCAACGTCACCCACGCCACCATTGTCGGCAACGTGGCCACCGCTCTCGCCTCGGCCATCACTGCCTTGTCCATCGGCGTGCCTTTACCGTGGTCTCGCATTACCCAGTTGGCCTACGCGGCAGACCCGAACGTGATCAACGTCACCAATGTTCTGCTCAACGGCGGCACCACTGACCTCATCCCAACTGCCTCGGGTCTGATCCGTCCCGGCGCCATTTCGGTATCCTGACCATGATCGGCGATACACAGGACATGCTGGCCCGCCTGAAGGCCACACTCCCCCAATCCTGGTTTCCCGATAGCACACCTATCCTCAATGGGTTGCTGTCCGGCATGGCGCGGGTCTGGGAGCATATCTACGGGCAACTCAGTTTCACCCGCCTTCAAACCCGCCTCGCTACCGCGACGAGTGGGTATTTGGATGCAATCTCGAAAGATTTTCTCGGCACTCTCCTGCCGCGCCGCCTCGCCGAGCCTGACACTGCATTCCGCGTGCGGATTCAAAAAGAACTCGTGCGGGAGCGAAACACCCGCAACGCCGTCATCTCGGTCCTCACCGATCTGACCGGCCGCACTCCATTGGTCTTCGAGCCATCACGCCCCGCCGATACCGGCGGCTACGGCATTGGCACCGGCTATGGCGTTGTCGGGGGATGGGGGAGTTTGGCATTACCCTACCAATGCTTCGTCACCGCCTACCGCGCTCACACCAGCGGCATTGCAACCGTGGCCGGTTATGGCGGGCCGAACGGGGGCTACGGCACCGGTGCCATCGAATACGCATCGCTCTCAATGATCCAAGGCCAGATCGCTGACTCAGACATCGAGGCCGCCATTGCCCGTGTGATGCCGTGCTCGGCCATCGCCTGGACCCGCATTTCGAACTAGCGCCGCGCCGGCGTTTCCCGCTCACCCGCTCCGAAAGCTCTGATCATGGACCGTTCCATCGTCTATCCGGGCGCGATCCCGCTCGACTCCGATATGCTGAACGTCAACCGCAACGCAATGGTGGCATTGGGCGCTCTCGCCCAGGCTGTCCTTGGCACTTCCACGGTGTTCGATGGTCTCGCCGTGGCGCCCACCACGCCCGCCTCAATGCAGATCACAGTGGGGCCGGGCAGCATCACCCAGCTGACCACGGTCGATCAGAACGCCTACGGCTCGCTTGCCGCCGACACGTCTGACGCTCTGGTGAAAATGGGCGTCAATTTGGCTGCCACCTCATTCACCCTCACGGCACCCACCACCACCGGGCAGTCCATCGCCTATCTGCTGGAAGCCGCCTTCCTGGAAAGTGACGTCACGCCGGTGGTGCTGCCGTATTACAACGCCGCCAATCCCTCAGTGCCCTATCTTGGTCCGGCGAACACGGGCACTGCACAGAACACCCAGCGCATTCAGCGCGTTCAATTTCAGCTTAAGGCTGGCTCGCCTGCCACCACCGGTACTCAGGTGACACCCAGCGTCGATGCCGGCTGGTCTGGCCTGTCGGTGATCACCGTGGCGTATGGGCAGACCCAAGTCACCGGCTCGAACATTGCACCATTCTCCCAAGCGCCGGTGATTGCCTACAAACTGCCCAATCTCCGCCCTGGCTTTTCGTCGCTTCAGGCCTTCACCAGTTCCGGCAGCTTCACCGTCCCGGCAGGCGTGACCCGTTTGCGGGTCAATGTGATCGGCGGCGGTGGCGCCGGGGGCAGCAGCTCAGTCGGGCCGGGCGGCGGCGGTGGGGCAGGCGGCAGCGCATTGACGATCCTGACAGGCCTGACACCTGGCTCCATCATTCCCGTCACTGTTGGCGCAGGCGGCACGGCCAGTTCTGGCAGCACTGGCGGCGCAGGCGGCACGTCCAGCTTTGGCACCTATATCTCGGCCACAGGCGGATCGGGCGGCCTCGGCGGCACGACTTATGGCCCGATGGCCGGCGGCGCAGGTGGTGCTGGTGTTGGTGGCACGGTCAACAATTCCGGCAGCTACGGCACTGATTGCATTCTCTCCGCCGCCAGAGGTGGTGATGGCGGTGGTCCTGGCAACGGACGCGGCACCACCGGTGCCCTCACTGGTTATGCCGGCCAGGGCTACGGCGGCGGCGGCGGTGGTGGCGGCTCGAACAGCACTGTCGGGTCTGGTTCCGGTGCCCTCGGTGGCAATGGTGGCGCTGGCCTCGTCACGGTGGAGTTCTGAGCATGAACACCTATGCCCGCATCCAGAACGGCGTCGTCGCTGAACTGCTCCAAACCGCCTCCGATCCCAGCAGCCTCTTCAACCCCGCCTTGGTGTGGGAGGCGGTGACGACCAGCGGCGTCGAAATTGGCTGGCTGTTCAGCAATGGCAGCTTCTCGGCCCCTACGCCCGCACCTCCGGCCCCGGTCATCACCCCCAGCCTTCCACAACTGCAGGCCGAACTGACCGCGATCCAGGCCCAGATTGCCGCCCTGTCCAACACCACCACCCGCGGAGGCTGATCCACCATGCCAACCACCGCCACTCATGTCTGGCGTCCCTCCGGCGCTCGCCGCGTCGTTCTGGACGGCTTCGCACCAGTCCCGCGCGGCACCGTCCCCGCAGCCCCGGCCCCGCTGATTTGGCCGAGCAAAGACCCCAACGATGTGCTCGATTATGAATTCGAGATCGCAGCGGGCCTGCTCGGCAATCGCGGGGATGGCATTGCTACACTCAACGTGACGATCACGCCCAACGGCAACCCGGGCGACCTTGTGCTGAACAGTGCAGCAGCCGATGGTTCGATCGCTGTGTTCTGGTTCAGCGCGGGCAATGCTGGGACGAATTACGTCGCGCAGGTCTCAATTGGCACCACATCGGGCCGAACATTATCGCGCGCCGTCATTCTGCCTGTGCTGGCGCTCTCCACCGTGTCCGCACCCACCGGCGTCCTGACAACCGATACCGGTGCGATCATCACTGATCAGAACGGCAATCCGATCGCGATTGGAGGTTAATCTCCCATGACCACAATTCCCGATCTTCCGGCAGCCACTGCAGCCGCCAACAGCGACCTCGTGCCGATCAGCCAGGGTGGCATCACGCGGGCGGCCTCCGTCTCTCAGATGACGGCCGGTTTGCAGCCCACCTTGGCCCTCGCGGCGGGGCAATTGCTGGGGCGAATTTCATCCGGCACTGGCGGGGTGGAGAACATCACAGTCGGGGCTAATCTCAGTCTGTCGAGTGGCACATTGAGCGCCACAGCATCGCCCTTTATTGCCTCTAGCTTACCTTCAGCGACCACACCCGCAGCCACCGATCTCGTTGTGATGGGGCAGGGTGGGATAAACGCAGCTTTGCCTTATGCTCAGTTTCTCGCAGGTATTTCCAATCAGGCGGGCCTTGATGTATCGCGGCTCGCCGTCACTCCCTCGGGTCTGGGCATTGCCCGCCATCTGGCCGATCAATTGGCCGATTCCTTGCCCATCGAGGCCTTTGGCGCAGTGGGTGATGGTGCGACTGACGATACGTCGGCCTTTGTCTCCGCTCTTTCCTATGGCCGCCCGATCCGGTTGGCGTCGAAGACCTACATCGTCAATGGGCAAC